TTAGATACTTTGTTTGCTTTCACTTCACCTACACGCTTACGCCAGCGCATAATACCTGCCATTTTCTCTGGGTTCTTACCAATCACAGTAGTAACTGACGGATAGTTACCTTTGGGTGTGGGATAGTGTCTAGTACCATCCTCCGTGACTGCTTCGACTTCAAATACTTCCGCCAGTTCTACATGATTAAACATTAGGTAATTCCAAGGGACATTTTATTAAGGATGTAAGACTTCACTAGATCAGAACGAACGATGTCTTCGACACCAAACTCAACCAGTTCAAACTCTTCCATGTTGTCAAGGATTTGTTGGAACCTGAGGATACCATTCTTTTCCTTGTCTTTAATGAGGTCAGACTGCATAACATCACCAGCAAAGATAATCTTTGTGTCTTGACCCACGCGAGTGATAATACTATCAAGTTCGTGGAAGTTCAAGTTCTGTGATTCATCCACAATAACTATAGCATTGTCTAGTGTCGTGCCGCGAATGAAACTGGTGCTCCAGAATGAAATAGTTTCCTGTGCTTTGAGGTCATCATACAATGTCTGATACTCTCTGTCAGTTGAGAGATCAAACATATTCCTCACCATATTTTTGTAAGGGATTTCATAGAGCTCTGCCTTATCATCGTGGGTGCCAGGTAGGAAACCAATCTCTCTACTAGGAACAAGTGAGCGAACGATATAAACTTTCTCGTAAGCAGAGTATTCATCAAACACTTCTTTGAGTGCTAGATAGAGAGCGAGGAATGATTTACCTGTACCAGCACAACCATAAGCAAAGATGCATTTGCCACTTTCATATGCACCAAAGAATCTCTCCTGTGCTGGTGTCATTGGCATGATTGCCTCAAGATGTTCTGTATTGCGTCCTTTATTACGCTTCACCATCTTGCGACTGGGTTTCGTTGGTTGTTGTGCGCTGCGCGACTTTCTAGATCTTGGCATATTAGTAGTTGTATTTGTTGGTTATAGAAACGTTCCCGATTGCTTTTGCTTGAGGATTAACTTTGTGTTTCATGAGGTCAGTCCAACCTGGATGAGACTTAGACATTCTATCCCTCCAATCACCCACCATTTCTGATGACATTGGTGCAGTGGATGGGTCAGACCAATCACGATCCCAGTCTGGATTGTCAGTTTTCCACTGATCCCAATCATGAACGCTCATGCTTACTTCTTTTTGTTCGCCCGTAACTTTATTAACTACTGGGTACGTCGCCATCTTCTTGCTCCTTTTTGTTATTCATATTCAGATGATATATTAAATGAAATTGTAGTTCGTCTATTATCACATGGATTAACGAAATGATTTAGTTCTACTGGAAATATTAATACCGTCCCTTCTTTTACATCTGGAAAATGCATAACGAATGGATTTTCTCCCCAGGCAGCCCTGTTTGATGTTGAATAGAACCCGGTTTTATTTTTGTCTTCATTTAAATCTAGAATATATATCCCGGAAAATTGTTGTCGTGCATTAGTATTGATATGATTATGTATCTCTTGCCAATTTCCTGGATAGTATTCATTATACCACAGTTGATTAATTGTGGATTGTTTTGGAGTTGGCAAGTTAATTTTTTCACCCATCTCTTTTAACATAGAATCGACCGGAGCCCATACAACAGAGTCATAAAAGTATGAATCCAAAAATGGAAGTGGATTTGCACCATCTCTGAAGTAACTACTAGTTACTTCACAATTCCATTTAGATTTTTTTCTATACAAAGAACCATAAGACTCAGCATCCCATTTGAAATGATGTAAATACTTTTCTTTTATCTCTTCATGGTTGTCAACTGTATGACAATATACAAAATCACATGGAAAAATATAGGATGTACTAGTCATTGTTCCATTCCATTGCTTCTGCTACGTCAGGGAACACTTCAATGAATAGTTTCTTTGCTTCTTGAGCAATCAAAGCGTGTTCTTTCTGTGTGCCATTGCCACCACGAAGGTCAATGTAATGCACCCACGAACGACAGTTACCTTTCATATACATACGGGTTGGTACACAAAGGGGGAGCACATTGCGGGCACACTCCTTTGCCACACCTCGTCCAATCATCTGCTCATACAATGCCTGAGAAGAATCAAACAGAGTTTGCATCTGTAGTTCCAAAGACTGCTTCTCAAACTCATCTAGATCATCAGTAGAGTTCTGTCTATTCTTTGTGTCCTGCCTACGAAGTTCAGGCAGTTTAATCTCACCAAGAACATCAGTGGTAGCATACCGTTGTGAAAATTCTTGATAGCAGAACGAACGATGACGCAGGATTTGCTGAGCAATAGCACGGGTAGTGTTAATCTCAATCGTCATGTCTGCTTGCTCGAAGATGCTCCAGTGCTTCTCTCGAATACAATACCGGAGCAGACCAGCAGCAGTATCAAAGTTCATCTGGTTGCCTGGGTTAGATACCCTGGCAGTGTAAGAGATAATCTCCTGCCCACTCTTACCTTCTAGTTTGCCATAACCTTGACTAACAGCAATCACTTCACACTTCATTGGTATCCTCCACAACTTCAACATCAACAGATTCTACCACATCTTCCTCAGGTTGGGAAGCGATAGTGGACTCTATCTTAACTGGATCAGGCAGGTTGAGATACTGACCGAAACCATTGTTCTGCCTGTCTCGTATTAGTTTATTTGTTTTTTCGAGATTGCGAAGGTCGGACTTCAATTTGCGTAACTCTTCATCATTATAAAGATGTTCTTGTTTCAATGCTTTTTTAATTTGTTTAATGTATCCTTTGAAGTCTACTACATGAGTCATGTGTTTTCAAATCAATGTGTTCATAGTTTAGCACGATGTGTGCTGTTTGTCAATCAGGGTATCCGTCGTCATCATCCCCAATATAGGAACCAGATGGTTGATAAGCATCCGTGTCAGAATAAATCTCTACCTCTAGTTCTTCAATGACTTCTTTAAGTCTATGTAATATCTCTTTTAAGTTTCTTCTATCCACTATTATCTATCGCAACAATACTATATCTATACAAAAAAAGAGGGGAGTATCCCCTCTAGTTCTATATTATAACAAATATATCATTTGTTGTAAGTATGACCGCGATAGCAGAAGGTGCCGTGAATTTCTTCTGCACCTTGCTTGCACTCGTACTTGACACCACGATAGGATGTCATAGCAATCTGTGCGTCATGTAATGCAGATGCTTTTTGAATCTGATTACGGATCATGTTAAGTGTGTTCATTGTTAGTCTCCTGAAATACTAGGGTGGTTTATTCCCCGTTCCTTCAGTCGTTTGCGTCCCACTCACACTCTTTAGTATAATCCTTTACAGTTTCTACTAACTCTATCCGAATGTATTCAGGTAGAGTCTCATTCAACTTAATCTTCAGCATGATAGCATCAGATTGTTGACAAGTGAGTGTAGTTGATAGAAGTAATTCTAACATGGGATGAACGCTCCGTTCCGCGACTTACTTGCGTCCACAGGGATATAAAGTCCCTTTGGATGAACGATATAATTATTTAGTTTTTTTCTTGGCCTCCGGTGGGGCATCTTGCATGTTACTCCACAATTTAGCGGGTATCTTGCCTTCAGTCCACTCCATTGATTGAATACAATGCCCGAAGGTATCGTAGTAGGCATCAAAGATGTTTCCTTTCAACCCACGAACTATATCATACCACTGCTCCTCCCCGGTGTCAAGCCTCAATAGGTAACTGTCACGGGGTAGAGACGTGTCCTTTGCTGCCTCTGGCGTTGTGTTCTGAACTATAATCTTAATCATATAGTTCTCAAGTCGTTTGATTTGTTCAGAATTAAATGTCAAGAACGAGTCCCCCATTTGATTTGTGGAAATGCTTCAGCAACACATTGCTGAGTAATCTTCCACCGTTTACCAATTTGTTTGTCTTTCATTAAGCACAGAACCTCTGCTTCACCAGCATGAAGACCCTCTAGCAGTTGAATGAAGAGGGTTTCACGACGAGATTGTTTTAGTTGTGGAGCTCCTCCCTTAAAGAATAGATATAGTTTTTTATATTCATGAACTAACTTTGTATGTTCAGTGTCTTCAGGCGCATCGTTTTTATTAAACGGAACATCACCTTCTGGAAGTTCTGATATAATACTTTCATCAAAATTTGCAATTAGAATTTGTCTAAGTGCTGGAGTATTATACTCTTGTAGAAGTTTAATCTTTTGCGCTTTTGTTTTGGCGTTACTAACTTTTTGTAACACCTCATGCATTAATAATTTCATGTCAGTAAATATGAATATTGATATTTAGTCGTCGTAGTCATCGTCATCGTAACCATCATCAGCAACGAAACGAACTGAATACAACTCTTCGTTGATGACTATGCCGTCATCATCATACATCTCAGGATGCATCTGGACCTGTGGCTGCTGCGCTTGTAGATAGATTCCGAAAACATCGTTGGCAATCCAACCAATAGTTGTGCCGAGTGCGAGTGATCCAAGGATCATAAACGATGTCAATACTACCGTTAAAGATGCGTCCATTTCTTACTCCTAGATTACTTGTTGTCCTCCCAAGTAAACTCTAGTCGAAACGAAAAGATTTTTCTCAGGAGGGTGAATGTGTTTTTAACCTTTAGACCACTTGTTTTTGGTCTCTTCTGTCCTCTCCTGAGCATCAGCTCCACGCCTTTATTTATCTGTAAATTCTCACTCATTTTGGTGACGAAATAATACCACGTTTGACAAATTCTTTTGCTGCTCCAACCAATCCACCAACATTTTTACCATCGATAACAATGATTGGATAACCGGAAGAAAAAGGATACTTAATCTTGACATCTTCTGCAGAAATATCTGTTCCTACCACATACTCTTTGTATTCTACCTCAGCTAAATCAAAAAGTTTATGTGATTTTTCACACCATTTACATCCCGGTGTCGAATAGAGTTCTATTTCCATAGTAGTTTAATGACTATAATATGTATTATACAATAAAAAACCACCCCTGTAAAGGAGTGGTGTGACGGTTGTGGAAGTGGTTTAGAGTGCGTTGCCTCTAGGAAGAACTTCTTCTGGGAACACGAAGTTCTCATGTGGTTGGTCAACTGGTGCCATCCAAGCACGAAGTCCTTCGTTGAGCAAGATATTTTTTGTATAGAAGGTCTCAAATTCCGGGTCTTCAGCAGCACGAATCTCCTGACTCACAAAATCATATGCACGAAGGTTGAGTGCAAGACCGATGATCCCGATTGAAGATGTCCAGAGACCCATAACAGGAACAAACAGCATGAAAAAATGCAACCAACGCTTATTGCTAAACGCAATACCGAAAATTTGTGACCAAAAACGATTAGCCGTAACCATTGAATAAGTTTCTTCTTCTTGAGTAGGCTCGAATGCCTTGAAAGTATTTGATTGTTCACCATCTTCGAACAAAGTATTTTCTACAGTAGCACCATGAATAGCACAGAGAAGAGCACCACCCAGGATACCTGCTACACCCATCATATGGAACGGGTTGAGCGTCCAGTTGTGGAAGCCCTGTAGGAATAATAGGAAGCGGAAAATCGCTGCAACGCCAAACGACGGCGCAAAGAACCAACTGGACTGTCCGAGAGGATACATGAGAAAAACAGACACAAAGACAGCAATCGGACCAGAAAAG